TGGAATCGGAAACGACTTCTTTTTCGTTCCGTGGTTCATTTGGCGGGACATGAAACAATGTTTCGGAAGAAAGTACGTAACCGCGGCGGACCTTGAATCATTCCGAATCCGGTTCAATGGTGCGGTCCTGTTTCTGGACTACACCCACCAGATCGAAGGGCGGTGGATTCGCGGGGCGGACTGCAACATGGAGAAATGGAGGGAAACCGGAAATGAAAAAAGGGAAACAGCACCGACAGAAAGTGACGGTCCGCGTCACGCCGCAGACAGCATACAACCTTGACCGCCTTGTTACCATGAGCGGGCTAAAAACGCCGGGCCGCGTGGTTGACAAGCTGGTTCGTGAAAAAATGCTTGCCTTGCGCGGGCATACCGGAGGAAAGGAGAACGACCGATGAAATACGATTGCGGGAAGCCGGAGTGGGCCGAAATGGAGCCTTGCCCGCTGGAAACGGGAGAACTTGAAGAGTGCGCGGAATGCACATGGGCCAGAGAACGGGAGGAAGTGCAATGACAGCGGGAAGCGTAATCGTCCTTGCCTTTTGGGTGATCTTCACGGTGCGGAAGCACTTCACGCCGAAACTGGCGGCGGCTGAAAAGGCGAATACATACGACCTGAACCGGGATAACCCGGAAGCGAAGCGGGCCGCACAGCGCCGCCGTGGGCCGCTGGCGGCGGCAAGATGGGCCTTGCGTGTAGCGGGATGGGCCGAAAACGTCCTTGCGGTGCTTATGATCGCGTGGCTGGGGTTCTTGCTGGGCGCGATATTGACCGGGACATTCTTTGTTTTCGGCTACCCCGTGTAAGGGGGTGCAGGCGGTGAAACTCCGAAAGTGTGAGCGGTGCGGAGAGCCGACCGCGGAGGGCTTGCCGCTTTGCCCGGAGTGTATGAAGGAATCTGGCGTGGCGGCGGAGGACGTGGCCGCGGCGGAGGAACTGCGGGACATTGCGCGGGTGCTGTCGATCACGGCGAACACCGACACGAACATTCGTG